GATGATTTATTTGATAAGGACCTTGAACGCAATAGTTCTTTGAGTGGATAGTATATGAGTGAATGGTTTACAAAAAAGAAAGACCCACCCTTTAAACCGGGCAAGACAGTTGGTGAAACTTTTAAAAATATAGCTGAGACTTATTATGATTATGGTTATATAACTCCAAAGGTTGTTGATTTTTTTAAAAATAAGAAAAAAAAGAAAAAGAAAGTTGAATAATGGGAACTTGTAAAAATTGTGAACATGGTTGTCATTGCTCTGATGGAAGTTCTTGCACTTCTTGTGAATGCAAGGATTGTGATTGTCAGAGAGAAGAAATAGAATCTGAGTTATAAATGGCAACAAAAGATTTGTATAAAAGACAGGGAGATTTTTTAACTCCAGCTACGGATACAGTACCAACACTTACACCTTATGATGTGAATACTCCTCAAGCGGCAAGAGAAGGATTACCTCTTAGAATGTTTGACCCACTACGAGCAAGGTATAAAGAAGGTGATGTTGTTGATAAATCTACAAATGAATATAATAAAGCATTAAATATTTTTCATTTAATGGCAAGAGAAGGAAAATCACAACAGGAAATAAAAACACGAATAGGGGAAAATATGTTCAATAAAATTGTTATGAATAAACAAAATGTAAAACAGAAAATGGCAACTGGTGGTATCATTCCAACAGACCCATTGCTTGACCCTAGATTTGGTAGATACTTTGAACAACCAGAATATAGGGCGTATCAAGAAGGTGGACCTGTGTTAGAAGAAGAAGAAGGTATGGTTATACCAGAATTGCAACCAGAAGGTGCAGATGTTAATATGCAAGTAGATACTATGATGACTCCAAGTGAAGTAGAGGGTGAAGAACCTGAAATGGAAGTGGAAGCGAACATAGATACTTCCGTATTAACTTCAGATGAAGAACAAGTTTTAGAAGCGGCAATAGAAGACTATCCAGAATTAGTTGATATTATTTCTAAAATGAGTATGAAAGAATTTACCGGTGCAGGAGAAATAGATGGACCGGGAACAGAGACTTCAGATTCAATTCCGGCAATGCTATCGGATGGTGAGTTTGTCTTTACAGCTAAATCAGTTAAACAATTAGGTGTAGATAAACTTCGTAACATGATGGCAAAAGCGGAAATGGATTATGATAAGGATATGGGTGTTCAAGACATGAACAATGAACCCATGAGTGCGGCTAGAGGTGGATTAATGACTAGTCGTTACAGATAAAGTAGAGCTACCCGGGCTATCACCTAGGCACTCTACTTCGGCTACTCTTACATTATGTAAGACCCCAATAACAAGAAAGGTGATTAACAATGGTAAAAAGTAATGAGAACCCTTTATTAGGTAAAGCTACTTCTCAGGAAAGTAAAGAGCAAGAGTCAAATCCATATAATCAGAAGAAAGATTATCTTGACTATGATAAATTGGATAAGGCAAAGCAAAGTTCGTTTGCTGATGCAAACACTCTAGTGGTTAAGAAAGACCGACCAAAGGTTGTTGTAGATACAATGAGACCAATGGAAGATACTCCGACTGAACCAACAGAACCAGAAGACCAACCTTATAAAAAGGTTGACTACAAAAAAAGATATGATGACCTCAAGAAACATTATGATGGTCGGGTTACTACTTTTAAGCAAAGGGAAGATGAACTCTTGGCGGAAGTTAGGTCAAACAGACCTAAGTATAAAGCTCCAAAGAGTGCAGAAGAACTTGCGGCTTTTAAGAAAGAATATCCTGATGTTTATGGTGTGGTTGAATCAGTCTCACATCTTCACGCTTCAAAGGAATCAGAAAATTTAAAAGAGGAGATTAAGTCTCTGAAAAAAATGAATGAATCTATTTCCAGAAAAGAAGCGGAAACTCGATTATCGAGATTACATCCAGACTTTACAGAAATTCGTGAGTCGGATGAGTTTCATGGTTGGGCAGAAAGTCAACCCGAACAAATCAAAGGATGGATATATGGGAATAATGCTGATGCGACATTAGCATCTCGAGCAATTGACCTTTTTAAACAAGATACCGGCAAGTCCAGACAAAAATCAGAAGTATCCGGTGATTTAGTACCTGCGTCAGAAATGATAAAGGTAACAAATACAAAAGACATTGGATATGGAACGAAAAAAATTTGGACTCGTTCTCAGATAGCGGCTATGTCTCAATCAGAATTTGATAAAAATGAGAATGCTATTGAAGAAGCACAGCGAGAAGGGCGTGTCGTAAATGATATGTCTCGAAGCTATGGCGGTTCAGGCAATCCAACAATTTAAAAAATAAAGAAAAAGATAGAAGCTGTAATCACAAATAACTAACTTAATAACTACAAGGAGAAAGTAATGGGTACATTACAAAATGCTAGTAATGCCAATCTTTCGAACTTTGATGTAGGCACTGCCGGTCAGACCAATGAATTTTGGGTACCGGAAATATTTTCGAAGAAGATTCAAAACTACTTCAGAAAATCGTCTGTCATTGAAGCTATAACCAATACGGATTATGCTGGTGAAATTAGTTCTTTTGGCGATACTGTCAAAATTATTAAAGAACCTACTGTAACTGTTGCGGCTTATACGAGAGCGGCTTCTACTACTAAACAATACCTTGGAGACCAAGAAGTTACACTTGTTATTGATAAAGCAAACTCATTCAAGTTTATTATTGATGACATTGAGGAAAGACTTTCTCATGTAAATTGGGCTTCAGTAGGTGCATCAAGTGCTGCCTACAAACTAAAAGACACAATGGATGCTGAAGTTATCGTAGCAATGTTTGCCGGTCCTTCAACTTCTTCACCTGACCATGTAATAGGTTCTGATAGTGCTACTGCGGATTCAACTATGACTCACGCAACTAACTCTGTTGACCTAGGTTATGGTACTGGAGAAATTACTCCATTGACATTAATGGCTAGATTATCTAGACTATTAGATGATTCACAAGTTCCTGAAGAAGGTCGTTGGTTCTTAGCTGACCCACGATTCTATGAAGAACTTGCTGCTGAAGATTCTAAACTTATGACATCAGACTACAATCAAGGTGATGGTGGCGTAAGAAATGGTCTGGTTGCGGCTGGTATGATTAGAGGTTTTCAAATGTATAAAACATCTAACATTGCGGCTGTATCTAACGCAACTGGTAAATGCCTAGCTGGACATATGTCCTCTACAGCAACTGCACAGTCTATCCTTAACATTGAAACTCTTAGAGACCACGATACTTTCGGGGATATTGTAAGAGGACTTCATGTTTATGGAAGACAAGTTCTTAGAGATGACGCTGTTATAGCAGCATTTTACTTAATCGACTAATAACTAACTAAAAGGGGGCGGATTAAAGTTCGCCCCTTTATAATAATACAAATAAACAAAAAAGGAAAATACAAAATGCCAAAAGTAAAAGAGGGGATGAGTTATCCAGATGTTATCACACGACATCAACCAAGTGTACTCGAAGGCAACAATGTTGCAGCGACAGACCACGGGAAAGATAAATATCCTAGAGCTTATTATAAAGAAGATTTAAGAAGAGATTGTGATAAAGGTGATGTGGGAACTCCTAGAGATTCTAAACTATTTCCGGATATCCCACCGACTGTACTAAAAACTAATGGTTAAAATTAAATGGCAGCACCTTTTCGAACTTATCTGGATTTAACAAATACTATTATTAGAGAACTTAATGAAGTTGAATTAACAACTGCAAGTTTTGCTAGTAGTGCCAAAGGTATACAAAAATTAGTTAAAGACCAAATTAACAGAGCATATTTTGACATATGCAATGCGGAAGATAAGTGGAGTTTTTTAGCAACGGGAGACCCATCAGATGATTATTATGGGAATACTTCTATTGAAACAGTTTCAGGACAAAGATGGTATAATTTCAGAAGTGGAACAAGTGATGCAACAACTTGGTATTCACACATTGATTATGATAATATTACATTGACTGAAGAAGGTGTAAGTGGTAAAACAGCTCCACATGAAATTAGAAAACTTTATCCGGTATCTATTGAATACTGGAATAAACATTTTGCCATTTCAGAAGCGTCTGATAAAAGTGACACACAAAGTTATGGAATACCGGAAAGAATAATTCGTAGTCCAAAGAATGATAAGTTTGGATTATCACCTATCCCAGATGGAGTTTATAAAGTTTATTTCTTTTCATACAGTCAACCAACCGAATTAACTGCACATGGAGATACAGTTGTATTTCCAAAACAATATTCAACAGTTCTTTTAGCAAGAGCAAGATATTATATGCATCAATTTAAAGATAATATTTCACAAGCACAATTAGCAGATGCAGAATATAAAAAAGGTTTACGAACTATGAGGGAACAATTAATTGAACCTTTTCCTGATAGTATGATAGATGACAGAACAGCAATAGTTTAAGAAATGGCAGAACAAGGCGTATCAGTTGTATGCGAAGGTGGATTAGATAAGGTAGGAACAACTCATACTTTATTTCGAACTCCCGGTGTCGCAACACAATTACAGAATTTTGAATCCTCTATTCATGGTGGATATCGAAGAATAAATGGATTTGCAAAATTTGGAAGCAATCAACCAAATGGTAGTGCAGATGATGTTGAAGGAATTTTTCGATATGCAAAAGGTGTAGTAGCGTGTCAAGGTGCAAATATTTATTATAGTGTAGATGGTTCAACATGGACACAAGTTAATAAAAATACTTATATTGCCAAGACAGGAACAGTTGCAGTATCATCTGGTTCAGCAACAATAACAGGAACAAGCACAGCTTTTAGTACAGAGTTTGCTGTTGGTGATGACATAAGAGTTAATAATGAAGAATATAATGTTACTGTAATAACAAATAATACATCAATGACTGTTGATGAAAATTTTGCAGCTACAGCTTCCAGTCAAACTATTTACAAGAATGGAGCTAATGCATCACAACTAGCAAGTGCGTCAGCAGTAGCAAGAACAAGTCAAAGTAATTGTCAGTTTGCTTTATACGAAGGTGAATCACAGTATGGTGAATTATATATTACGGATGGAACAAATGAAATTGGACAATTAAAGATAACAATTTCCGGAAGTACATATACTTATGCATTCAAGGAAATTGAAGCAAGGTCTGCTCCATCTGACCCATCACTTTGTACAATTTTTTCGGAACGATTAATTGTTGCAGGACAATCAAGTAATCCACAGGTTCTCGCATACAGCACAAGATTAATACCGGAAGATTTCACCGGGTCAAGTGCAGGTACAATTGATGTAGGAGACCAGATAAGAGCAATAAAATCTTTTCGAAATAAGTTAATTATATTTTGCAAGGATAGTATTTATCAACTATCAGGATTAGACAGTACAGTAGTCTTATCATCCGTTACAAAAAATATTGGATGTTTGGATGGTAATACAGTTCAGGAAATGGGTGGTGACTTAATTTTTCTTGCACCGGATGGTTTAAGAACAATTGCAGGTACAGCTCGTATTGATGATATAGAACTGAGTTCTATCAGTAGAAAAATTCTACCTATATTCAGGGATGATGTTTTACCTAATTTAGCAAACATTACTTTTTCAAGTATGGTTGTAAGAGAGAAAAGTCAATATAGATTATTTTATTATAATTCCATAAAGGCAAATTCATTACAGCAAGGCATTATAGGAACATTTAAAATTTCCTCAACGGGTGCGGCTGTGTATGAATGGAGTGAAACAAAAGGAATACCAGCAAGAAGAATACACGCAGGTACAGATGAAAATAATTCCGAAGTTCTTTACCATGCATCAGATGATGGTTATGTTTACAGTCATGACACAGGTGATAGTTTTGGTGGAGCAACAGTAGCGGCAATATATAAAACACCCGATATGGATTATGGAGATTCAGGTGTTAGAAAAACTTTATACTATATTAAAACAAGCATAAGAGCAGAAGGAACAAACGATAACTTAAAACTTTTATGCCGATATGATTTTGAAGATAACAGCGTTCCTCAACCATCAGAAGTATCCATTGGTGCTTTAGCAAACCCAGCAAAGTTTGGTACAGCAACATTTGGTACGGCAGTTTTTGGAGCAACATTATTTCCACAACAAAAATCCACATTAACAGGTAGTGGATTTACAAGTAATTTTAAAATGAGTAGTACCGGTACAGCATCACCTTATACTGTATCAGGTTTCTATGTTGATTTTATACCGGGAGGGCGAATATAGATTATGGCAGGTTATGTTAGACAGAGTTCATTTTCTGATGGCGATACAATTGCTGCATCATTATTAAATAATGAATACGACCAATTATTAGCGGCATTTAATGTATCAAGTGGTCATACCCATGATGGTTCGACTACTGGTGATGGCGGACCTGTATCCAAACTTTACAGTAATGCATTAACTTTTGGTACAAATGCGGAAGCAGATATTACAGTTAATTTTAATGCGGCAAGTAATGATGGTGTATTAACATGGATGGAAGATGAGGATTATTTTAAATTCTCTGATGATGTTTTAGTTAATAGTACAGAAAAATTATACTTTAGAGATACAGCTATCTATTTAAATTCATCTGCGGATGGACAATTGGATTTAGTAGCCGATACAGAAATACAAATAGCGGCAACGACAGTAGATATTAATGGTAATGTAGATATATCCGGAACACTTACAATTGGTAGTGCTGGTATATCAGAAGCTGAATTAGAAATCTTAGATGGTTTAACAGCAACAACTACTGAACTTAATATTATGGATGGTAGTGTAACTACCCAAGCAACTGTAACATTAGTGGCAACAGATGGTGTTGTTATTAGTGATGCGGATGTGATGAAACAAGCTCTTGTATCTGATTTTGATACTTACATTTCCGGAACAACAGCTACACTTACAAATAAAACTCTTACAAGTCCTGTTCTCAATACAGCCGTATCTGGTTCAGCAATATTAGATGAAGATAATTTTGCTTCTGATTCAGCTACGAAATTAGCAACTCAACAATCCATTAAAGCTTACATTGCTACACAAGTTAGCACAGGCGATATTACTTCTGTAGTGGCAGGGTCAGGTTTAACTGGCGGTGCTACGAGTGGAGACGCTACATTAAATGTTATTGGTGGTACAGGTATCACAGCAAATGCGGATGATATTGCCATTGATTCAACAGTTGCAACTTTAACCGGTTCGCAAACTTTAACAAATAAATCAATTGATTTAGGTTCTAATACTTTAACTGGTTCTTTAGCAGAATTTAATTCAGCACTACAAAGTGAAAGTTTTGCTTCATTAACTGGTTCAGAAACATTAACAAATAAAACATTAACAAGTCCAGTTTTAAATACTGGAGTAAGCGGTACAGCATTTCTTGATGAAGATGACTTTGCTTCTGATAGTGCAACAAAGGTTGCATCACAACAAAGTATTAAAGCTTATATAGCAACTCAGGTAAGTGCTGGTGATATTACATCTGTCGTAGCTGGAGCAGGTTTAACGGGTGGAGCAACAAGTGGTGACGCAACTTTAAATGTAGTAGGCGGAACTGGTATTACTGCTAATGCTGATGACATAGCAATTGACAGTACAGTTACTACTCTTACAGGTTCTCAAACTTTAACGAATAAAACTTTAACAAGTCCGGTTCTTAATACGGGTGTTAGTGGTACAGCAGTTAAAGACGAAGATAATATGTCTTCTGATTCTGCAACACATTTAGCAACACAACAAAGTATTAAAGCTTATGTAGATTCTATGTCTCATCTAAGTTTAATTGATGAAGACAACATGGCTACTGATAGTGCGACAAGACCACCTTCACAGCAATCAGTTAAAGCTTATGTAGATGCACAGATATTAACAGAAGATACCCTTGCTGAATTAAATGATACGAATATTACAAGTCCGGGTGACGCTGCCTTATTAATTTATGATACAGGAACATCAACTTGGAGAGATTATGTAGTATCAGGAGATGTTACAATTTCAGATGCAGGTGTAGCGGCAATAGGAAGTGGTGTTGTTGTCAACGCAGATATTAATGCAAGTGCGGCAATAGCCGATTCTAAACTTGCTACAATTTCTACAGCAGGTAAAGTTGATATAGGAGCATTAGAAATAGATGGAGCATCTGAAATGGGTGCTGGTCTTGCTGATGCTGATTTATTTATTGTTGATGATGGTGCAGGTGGTACAGAAAAATCCATGTTGGCATCTCGTCTTCCAACATATTTATTTGCGAAAGTAAGCGGTGATATTACAGTTAATTCAAGTGGTGTCGGTGCAATAGGAAGTGGCGTTATTGTTAATGCAGATGTAAATGCTTCTGCTGCTATTGCTGATTCTAAACTTGCTACAATTTCAACTGCTGATAAAGTGGCAGGTGGAGCAATTCAAATTGATAGTGGAACAGATGGTACGGGTATTACTCTTGCCAATACTGATAAACTTTTAGTTGATGACGAGGGAGCTACTAAATATGTTAATGCTTCACAAATAACAACATTCATTAATAGTAATGCAAACTTTGCTAGTACAGATACGGCAACAGCTCTTGCAATAGCATTGGGTTAAAT